GTCAAGACTGAAGCTTTGCTGGTGGCTCACAAGCCAAATTGGGCGCCCCGTGTCATATACAAGGGCACGGACGTCTACAATGCCATCTCTGGTCCTATGTTCAAAGAACTCATGACCCGTCTTGATGCCCGTTATGAAGCCATGACCGGGCCACATAGGTTTAAAGTCGCCTACAAAAAGACTCCGGAACTTTACGTTCCTTTCATTTCTCATGCGAATGGTGAGTATGTCGAGTCGGATTTTTCGGCTAATGATATGCGCCAGTGTGCTGATGTTATGGTGCTTGAGCTTGCCTTGATGAGGCGTTTGGGCTGTCCTGAGTGGTTTATCCGGTTGCATGCTTCAACTGATAAATTCACTGTCAAGGGCCGGGCTCATGGTCTCACAATGAAGCTTGAGCATCAACTTCCCACTGGTGTCACCGACACCACCTTTCGCAACACTTTTTGGAACTCATGTATTTTGTGGTCGTTCTTGCAACACACTGGTTGCAAGGCTTCCCGCGCCATTCTTTTGGGAGACGACATGTTGGCGAAGATTTCAGGTTTACGTAGAAACGCTGCTAAGACGTATGAAAACATAGCTGCACAGGCTCAGATGGTCGCGAAAGTCGCAAGACATTCCCACCTAGTCGACTGCAGTTTTCTTTCCAAGTCCTTTGTGCCACGCGTTGGAGGGGAGCACCTCACGGTCCCCCTCCTGGGCAAAGCTCTTGGAAGGTTCAATATGCGTGCTAATAAAAACCAGTCTGTTTCTGACGCCGCCTACATGGCCGGAAAGTCCGTGGGTTATGCCTACGAGTTCCGTTATTTGCCTGAGATCCGAGACATTTTTCTTGACCGCTTCAACCATGAATTTTCCATCGTTCGCGATGAGAAGCGGAGGTTAGACGAGGAAGCATTTCACTCCGTTCTCGGGTGGAATGCTCGTGAAGCTGGTATCACTCTCCGTGGTATCCGCGACAAAATAATCACTGACAACGTGATTACCGAATCTAACTTCCATGCTTTCTGTTACTATCGTTATGGTTTGAGCGGCTCGACTGTCGTATCATTGTTTGAAACTGCTGTGCTTGATTTGAGTGCCCCTGACCTGGATGGTCAACCCGCTTCGTTATTGATGGCTGACTTCCTTTAGTCTTCCCATTAGGAGCAACCAGTCTAAACCAGCCCCACGGCTGTAAGGACAATCTAAGTCCGCAA